AAACCCAGAAGGATCTGTTAAAGATTTAGATCTTGGAGGTAAGCTAAAGAGAATTCTTTCAGCTAGATCGGATGCTATTGGTTTTGTTCATAGAGACGAAGATTCAAATCTTTGTATTAACTTTGGACAAAATGGCGAAGTTCTTACTGGTGCTAGACCAGCACATCTTGCAAATAAAGATATTGTTGTTGCAGAAAGAAATGAAGATGGTACCTTTACATCTCATTGGGATAGAATTTATCCGTCAATTCCAAAAAAATAAATAAAAACATTTGGTAGTGTTCTCAATGTTTATTAAATTTGTAAAAAATTTAATATATGAAAAAGAAAACTATACAAGAATTCATTAAAGAGGCAAAAGAATGTCATGAGATTGACTATGACTATTCAAAAACTGAGTATAAAGGAATACACGAAAAAGTTTGTATAATTTGCTCAGAACATGGAGAGTTTTGACAAGAAGCAGGTGTTCATTTAAAAGGTGGTCATTGTCCAAAATGCCCACAACAATATTCTCAAAAAAGATTTTTAGAAAATGCAAATAAAATACATAATAACTATTATGATTATTCTAAAGTTAAATATGTAAAAATGCACGATAAAGTTTGTATAATTTGTCCGGAACACGGGGAATTTTGACAAAAACCATATAAGCATTTACAAGGTCAGGGGTGCTCTGTTTGTGGACAAATAAAAGCAAATCAAAATAAAAATAAAAGTATAATTTCTAAAGGGGAATCTTTTATAAAAACTTGATTAGAACAAAATAGAATACCTTTTTCTTGACAAAAACCTATTATAACAGAACATTTTGCTAGAAATTCAAATACAATGTATGTTGATTTCTATATTGAAATTGAAGATAAATGTTATGTTATAGAATATAACGGAATACAACATTATAAATTTTCAAATTTCTTTTACAAAACACAAGAAGAATTTGAAGCACAACGTAGACGTGATAAATTATTAAAAAAATATTGTCAGCTTAACGATATTACTCTTATAGAATTAAAATATACTTTGTCTCTTGATAAAATTGAAAATATTTTAAAACAAATGTTTAAAATTAGTTTTGATTTTGACGAAACAACTAAAAAAATTTCAAATATTAAGGTTGTTTCAGAGGAAATAAAAGAGGTTGATATGTCAAATCCAACAATGCTTGTTTTAGATAATAAGCTAAAATTCTCAGATTCTGCAATTCAACTTTTAAATGCAAAAGCAAACGACAGAATCGCTATAAATTATTGGATGGTAAATAATGAAGAAACATTTCCTGTAGTGGGAAAATCAGAAGTTTTTACCGATCCGGATGGAGGAAACAGATTAACACAAACAAATACCGTATCATTTAGAGGAAGACAGAGAGAAACTCTATTGGTGTACGGAGATCAATTTACATTAGAAGCGTTTAAAGATGGCATGTTTAAACTAGTGTCTGTAAAATCAATAAATGATGAAACACAAGTAATAAACGATGCACAAAAAGATTTAGAGATTGTACAGGATGTATTAGAAGAAGAGATTTTCGACGAAACATTCGATTTCGACGATTTACCATTTTAAACAATTTTAAGAATATGAATTTTGATTTTGGCATGACTAAGGGTGCAAAAGAGGCAGGTAAGGTTCTCACAGCAGGCATCCACAACGCAACTTTTAAGGGAATTTCAGGTGATACAATTAACGGTAAGGACGGTAACTCATACAAGGTTATGTCTCTAATGCTCGATATTGATGGATACGGTGAGTTCAAGCATAATTTCTTTGAGCCTACTAGCGCAGATAGAACTACAAGTATGTTTGGAGAAAATCCGTCTCAGTTAGAGCATTTTATGATTGCAGTAAGAATTATTCTTGATGCACTAGATCCAGGTATTGGAGAGAGAATCGATAACGGTGATATCAAGTTTTCTGGTACCTTTGCACAGATGGTAGCTGCAGTTAAAAAGCTTACTACACCTTATATCGATAAGGAGGTTCAGGTTAAGCTTCTCCCACAGAACAATGGTTTTGCTGCAATTCCAGGTTTCCCAGCAAGAATTTCGAAGTCAGGAGCTCTTGGAATAGGAAACAAGTTTATGGGACAGAATCTTGTTCTTTCTGATGCAGAAAAGAGAAAGATTGATGCAGTTAAGAATGCAACTCCTACCGATATGTCTAAACAGTCTACTCAGAAGTCAGACGATGTTCTTTCATCAATGTCAGATGACCTTGATTCTGATGACGGTTTAGACGATCTTCCATTCTAGTAAAGAATGGTTTTTGAACTGCAACCATTAAAAATAACTAAGGAATTAATCCTAAGTAAAGTTTCAGAAGAACAAATGATGGAACATTACTTAGGAATTCCTTGTAAGAAGGGATTGTTTAAGAATCCTTTACGAAAAGATAATAATCCCACAGCATCTTTTTATAGGAATAACAAGGGTCAGTTATTGTTTAAAGATTTTCGTGGAGATTTTTGCGGAGATGTGTTTGCAGTAGTAATGGAAAAATTTAATTGTTCTTTTTATACAGCCTTACAAATAATAGCAAATGATTTTAATATAATCAATCGTAAGGATTTTAAAAAGAATAAGCCTAAATTAGAATATACTGATTCGAAATTCGAAGAATCTAAATCTGCAACAATACAAGTAGAAATACGACCTTTTCAAGACTATGAACTTGCTTGATGAAAACGCTTTGGAATCACTAAAGAAACATTAGAAAAATTCAAAGTGTATTCTTGTAAGAACATATGGTTAAACGGCAACTTGTTTCACACTGAAACACAACATCAATTAATTTTTGGATATTATGGCGGAATAAAAGACGGAATTGAATTATGAAGATGTTATCATCCATCAAAAAAGAAATATAAGTTTATTTCTAATTGAAAATCCAATCAAATTCAAGGTGGCAAAATGTTACCTAAAGATGGTGGTGAAAATTTAGTAATAACAAAATCTTTAAAAGATTGTATGTTGTTATATGAATTAGGTATTCCTGCTATAGCACCTTGTTCTGAAAACCTTTTTGTTTCTCAAAAACAATTTGAAAAACTAAAAAGTAAGTTTAAGAATATCTTTTTGTTTTATGACAATGATCAGGCTGGAGTTTCTAATATGAATAAAATTAGAAAACAATTTCCTGAATTAATAGTTACTTTTATCCCAAGAAATTTAGAAGCAAAAGATATTAGTGATTTTTATTTCAAATATGGTAAAAAACGCACAATCGAACTTATAAACAAGGCTAAAGAACATTATTTAAATGGCAAAAAAAATTAAAACACCTTTAAATTCCGAACCAGAAAAAAAGAAACGCAATATTAAAAATAACAAACGTCGTGGTAGTGATTATGAACGACAAATTGCGAAAGAACTTAGAGAAATTGGATTTACTGGAGTAGTAACTAGTAGATCTGAATCAAAAGCAATGGATGATAAAAAAGTTGATTTAATTGATAAAGAGGATCAACTTCCATTTTATGCTCAAATTAAAAGATGTATAAAATATCCGAACTATATAGAAATTCGAAAGTCATGTCCGCTGACTGATAAGGAGTTCGTGTTATTTTGAAATATACAAAAAACAACAGAATCTACTTTTAGATCTGAAGGAGAGGTTGTAATTTTAGATAAGAAATTTTTTTACAAGCTAATTAAAAATTATAAAAATGAATAAAGTAACAGTAACATTTACCAGTGATGTAAGAACAATCACTATTGATTTTGTACATGATGTTGAAAAAGAAACACTTGATTATAATGTAATCGTAGATCCTCCAATTAACGATGGTGATGCTATGGATCTTACTACTATTCTTGCAGATAAATTTTTGGGATCACTTATGGTTCCAGATGTTGAAGTTATTCCAGATGAAACAAATTCTAATATTTAAGGCTATTGTTGGAAGTCAGGCATATGGAACTAATACACCTGACAGCGATATTGACATCAAAGGGGTTTATATTCAAGATCCCTTTGATGTTTCTTCGTTTAATTACGTACCTCAAATTCTTCCAGACAAAGATACTACTTATTGGGAAGTGCGAAGATTTTTGGAATTAGCAATGAGTTCTAATCCAACTGTTCTAGAATTATTGTTTACTCCAGAAGATTGCATTCTTTATGAACATCCTCTTTTTACAATGATTAAAGAAAAAAGAGATTTATTCTTATCAAAAGAATGTAAAAATAGTTTTATGGGATATGCTAAACAACAAATCTATAAAGCTAAAGGATTAAATAAGAAAATGAACTGGGAAAATGAGCGTATTGAAAGAAAATTGCCAATTGATTTTTGTAAAATTGTAACTGGAAAAGTCCAATCTTTACGAAACTTTCTAGATAATTTTGAAGATTCTGATAATTTGTTTTTTACAAAAATTGATAATACAAAACAATTATATCGTTTACATGCTACATTAGAAGATTATAAAAAACCTCTATGTAATGACGACGATATATTATTAACTGCAATTCCGCAAGATGCTTTTTTTATTGATTTAGGAATTGTACAGTATGATTTAGACGGATTTCAAGCTCATTGTAAAGAATACAATTCTTATCAAATTTGGCTAAAAGAACGAAACGAAGCCCGTTATGTAGATGTTAAGAATCACGGACAAAAAATTGATGGTAAAAACATGTTACATTGTATTAGACTTATTGAAATGTCTAAAGAAATAGCAATGTACAAAACATTAATTGTTCGCAGACCAAATGCAAAAGATTTAATAAAGATTAGAAAGGGCGAATTAGATTTACAAGAAATAATCGATAAAACCGACCAGTTAATAACTGAAGTAGAAGATGCTTTTAAAAATTCATCTCTTCCGGAATCAATAAATCGTGATTTTGTAAACAATTTGTTAGTAGATATTAGAAAACAATCAATAAAATATTTTAATGAATAAACTTATACCACTTTTATCTGATGGAATGATTGATACGCTTAAATCAATCTTAGAAACAACAGAATCAACAATTGCTTCAGAACTTCTTGAAGCACATAATGCAATTGCTGCTTACAATCAAGACTTCTTTTGGATGTCACATGAAGTAGATAGAGAATTACTTAGATCTACTCTTCTTAAAAGAATTGATGAACTTATTACAGATGAAGTTCGAGCATTGTCAATAAGAAAAGATGTATTTGAAATTTCTTTTACTCCAAAAGGTAAAGAATTGTGTTATTCTGGTTCTGGTACATGGAGCCGAGAAAATAGACAAACTGGAAAACCAGGTAGAGTAATTAAAAAGCTAATGAAGTTTGATTACAAAGAAAGAGATATTGAAATATTTAACAATCTTCTTAAAGCACATATGATATCTGTCGGAAATTTTAAAATCGTAGAAGGTTCTGATATTACAAAGTACTATCATGAAGATACTTATTATAAGATTTCTGGCACATTGGGAAATAGTTGTATGCGTTATGATGAATGTTCTGATTACTTTAAGATCTACGAAGATCATGCAAAAATGCTAGTTTGTTTTAAAAATGAATTTGTAATGGGCAGGGCACTTATATGGGAGATAAACGGAATTACTTATATGGATAGAGTGTATACCTGTGAAGATTATATTGAGGAACAATTTTTTACATATGCAAAAGAAAACGGATGGTATGTAAGAGATTGTAACGGATTACTTCATTCTGGAGAAACTCAATATTGGAGGTCTCCAGAAGGATTTGAGTTCAGTAAGAATTTATGCATAAAGTTATCCAAACACTATACAAACTTACCTTATGTAGATTCATTCAGATACTATGATCCAGGTAATAACACAATCAACACAGTTCCTTTTTCAGGCTGTATAAATCTTGATTCTACTGACGGTTCGTATGAAGGATATCCTTACGCATGTGATTGTTGTGGAGAAGTTTACATGTCGTATGAAGAGGATGAAATGCCAGATGAATTGTGTTGGTCTGAATACGAGGATTGTTATTTATGTGAGAATTGTAGAGCCTGGTGTGACGGTATACAGGATTACATTAAAATTACAACTCATTGTGTAGAAGTCGATACGGCTGATGATATAGTAGATTATCCAAAAGCTTATGTATTAGATAATTCGATAGACATTCATGATATACACAAGCTTGGTGTATCTTATGATTACTTTGTAAAAATTAATCACGTATGGTATACTGTTGATAACCCTAGATTAGTCGTTAATGGTAATTACATCGATGTAGTAAATAAAGATTAAAGATGAATATTAGACACGATTTAATTCCATCACATGGAATAACAGAAGTTAGCAAGGTACTTACAGAAAAACTTGAAAAGTATAATAAAAATGAGTGGAAATATGGACTTCCTTGGTCGGAAGTCCTTTCTTCACTTAAAAAACATTTAATTGAATTTGAAACAGGAAATGATTTTGATTCGAATGGTAATTTAAACATGGCGCATGTTGCAATGAACGCTTTAATTCTTTGTGAATATTTTAAAATTTATCCACAAGGCGACGATCGCGTATTGTTTCCAAATAAGCCAATTATTGCATTGGATATTGACGATGTGTGTTTAGATTTTGTAGGATCTTTTGAAAAGAAAACAGGTAAAAAATTAAATCCTTATTGGAATGGCACATATGAAATGAGAGATCTTTTAAATGAACTTTCAACAGACAAGGAATTTTGGACAAATTTACCTACTCTTAACAAACCTTCTTTTGAACCAGATCTCTATATTACAAGTAGATCTATTCCTGTTGAATGGACAATGGAAAACCTTGAAAAGAATGGATTTCCATGTGCACCAGTATATTGTGTTCCTTGGAACGAAAGTAAAGTAGATCTTCTTAAAGAACACAAGGTTGATATTTTAATTGATGATAAATATCAGAATTTTAAAGAAGCAACCGAAGCAGGAATATTTTGCTATCTTATGGACGGTCCAACAAATAAACACTATAACGTTGGACACAGAAGAGTGTTTAATCTTGATTTACCATTAAAATAATGAATGTAAAATTTTCAGATTTTGAGATCGTACCAGTAATGAGTTCGGTCTGTAAACGAGATATCAGTGATGAATTATATTTTAGTTCAAAATATGCCAGATACATCAGTAATTCTCGTTTAAAAAACATAAACCCAAATGAAGAAGGAACTCCTTCAAAGTATTTAAATCCACCTAGAGTGCAGACCACAAGTTTGTCAATTGGGTCGGCGGTTCATGAGTGTTTACTGCAACCAGAAGAATTTGAACTTGCTCCCAAACTAAACAAACCTACTGCAAAGTTAGGTGCGGTGATTGACGAAATATTTATAAATAGAGAGAAAGGTCTCTCTATTTATAATTCAATCCACAAAGCTTGTGAAAAGGTAGGATATTACGTAAGTTCTATTGATAAAAAGATTCCATTTATCATAGAAAAGGGCTTTGAGTATTATTGGAATCGAAGAAAATATGAGAGTACAAAAGAACCTGTGTTTTTAAGTAATTCTGATTATGATGTTGTAAACGCATGTTTAAACTCTTGTAAGAATAATAAATCAATTATGAAAAAACTACATCCTACGGATGATTTTGGAGATTTAATTGAATCTCACAACGAAGATGCATTGTTCATTGATTTTATTGTAACTTATAAGAAAAAACATTGTGTTACACTTCCATTTAAATTGAAGGCTGATAATTGGACAATTGATTACGATAATAAAGTTGTTACGTTAAATGACTTGAAAACTACGGGAAAACCAGTAAACTGGTTTATGAATC